GGCGCGGTCTGCGTTGCGCTTGCTGATCCGACCGTCCCAGGAGAAACGATTAATCAGAGACGCTACGGTCACCAGCGCGGCGGTTTCATCAATCTCTTTGATGAGTTGCTTTGCGGACTCTCTCACGCTCTTACCGTTTGCAACTGCGTCGCTGATCGCCTTGTCAAGTTGTTCGATGTTGTATTGCATTACTTTGATTTCTGCGCGGAATGCGTCACGGTCGATGCTGCAAAGGGTTCTCATAGATTCGATGGTTTTCATTGTTTTGATCTCCTTTTCATTTCGTTGTGTCGGTAGGTCTGCCCTGCTGACAATGACAATATACCACAGTAGGTCTGCCCTGTCAACCCCTTTTTTCAAATTTTCTTGAAAAAATGCAAAATTTTTCGGGTGGGGCGGTTTCTTCTTATTATAGGCGAGTGGGTCGAGTTGGCGTTGTATTCTATCCTGACCGAACCGACCGAACCAATCCGATGGATAGAGTACGGAACAGACCAAACCGGGCGAACCAGGTCAAACCGCACAGGTCGGAGCAGACCGAAACCGGCACAACCGAACCAACCCAACCGACCAAGACGGACCAAGACAAGCCGAACCAGTCCGAGATAGTCCGAGATAGTCCAACCGAACCAGAGCGAACGGAACAGGGCGAAATGCTGCTGACGATCCTGGCTGTGCAAACTGGGCGAGCCAGGCTATTAAAACAGGTTAGATAAGTATAGTATAACTAAACTTTTTGTTTAGTACGTTAAGATAAGTATAGTATAACTAAACTTTTTGTTTAGTGCGTTAAGAGGCGAATTAGGAAAGCAGCGATATAATAGAGGGGGATAACCCCAAAAAACTAATTCCGAGTAAAAAGGTCGGGTTTAACGAACGGCCAACACCATGGTCACATCACGCGCATACCATTCCACCGCACACGGACAGACCGTACAAATTGTACACAAAGTGCGGACAATCGCAACTTTTCACCTTATGCGGTTTTATGAAATTGAATATTCATAGCCAATTTTAACGTTTTTCGTTAAAAATATCCAATTCGGAACAAAAAGAGTCCAGTATCATTTCCGCCAGTTAGATGTGACTAACTCGGTTAGACCCACCGGAGGGGGTTAGAGGCGTCTAACTCGGCCTGGGGTAACCCCATCCAATACCGAAAAATCGAAAAAGACCCACCCATCTTAACGAAATTCCGACCGTTTTGTACAAAATTTTCTCGGATTTGTACATAATTTTGAAAAATGTACAAACGAAAAACCCAGTAATTTAGGGCGTTTCGGGGCAAATTTGTACATTTGCACGTTTTTCTGCAATAGCACACCCTCTATAGTAATATGTATGTGGATCGGAGCGAAATATATATAGGGTATTTGTTTTTATGTACAAATTGTACAAATTATTATATTAAAATATTAAAAAATATAGATATATAGGGCGTTTTCGGGTTTGTACATTTCTTTGCACATTGTTTGTACATTTTCGGAAATGTACAAATCAGCTTGGCTCAACTTGGTGCAGTTCCATCGGATAGATTGGTGTTTCTCATCCTGTTCTGACCGGAATAGAGCAGAGCAATCTGTCCATCCTGTCCGGTCTGAATTGCATGAGATAGTTTGCATAATTCAATCCGTCTTGCATATTTCAAGATGCCTGATCTCGCTCAACCTGGATCGGAGCATTCAACCCGGAACAGCAGCACACCACGAATGGAAAAGAAAACTGCCCCATGCACCAAGCTATCTGGCACAGGACTATTGCGCTATATTTCAGTTATTTATAAGGCAGCTTTTCCGCTCCAAACCGCCTTGCTGTGCCTGTCCGCGCGTCCAAAACTATATATAATATATAATATTGCCAAATTTATGCAATTTCAAGTTAAAATATGCGATTAGGTATTGACAAGAAATTAAATAATTGCTATAATTACAGCATCAAGGGCGGCAAGATGCAGCAAAATCGTCTGAAAAGGAGAAGATTATCATGGCAAGGATGGCAATGGGAGCAAAAAACATCGAGAAGCAGAACTCCGGTATGCGGAACGCGGTCGGATATATCCGCGTCAGTACGGTCGGACAGGGTTCTGATGATCGGTACGGCAAGGAAGTGCAGCGCGCCGCGATCCAGAAGTACGCAATCGATCATAACTATAACATCGTGAAGTGGTACGAGGATGAGATGTCCGGTGCCAAGGATGACCGTCCCGGATTGAGCGCGATCCTTTATAGCAAAGAGGGCAAGAATGATGTGCCGAACTACGAAGCGGTTATAGCGTTCAAGACGGATAGAATTAGTCGTGACACCAAGATGTATTTCTACTATCTGTACCTCTTGGAACGGCGCGGAATCAAGCTGATCTCCACGGTCGAGAACTTCGATGATGACGAGTACGGTCTGTCCAACATCTACAGATCGCTCATCTTGTTCGTTGCGGAACAGGAACGGAAGAACATCATGGTGCGAACCAGCCGAGGTCGGTATGCAAAAGCGTTGACCGGTGGACACGCATCAGGCATAGCAAATTACGGATATAAGCTGGTCGATAAGCGGCTTGTGGTCGTTCCGGAGGAGGCCGAGGTAATCCGGTTGGTGTTCAAACTGCGCGAGGCCGGAATGACAATGGCACAGATTGCGACATACTTGATCGACCAGGGCATTCGGACTCGGAAAGGCAGCTATCCCGGAATCAGCTTCGTCCAAGTGATTTACAACAACGAAAAACTGTATCACGGATGGTATCGGTTCGGCAAGATGGAAGATTACGTTCCGGGACAGCAAGAGGCAATTCTTGAGGACGAACGACCGGATGACGATATTGTAGATTAAGTCGTTACGGTCCTGTGGAAAACTGAATATTATGAACATTTAGCGGTTATGAACAATAAAATTCATGGCCGCTTATTTTTTTTCAAAAGGAGTTTACTATGGATTTTGCAAAAAATTCCGAAAAAACAAAAAGGCTCGTCTCTCTGATCGACGGAATCATTGAACGGTCCGGTCAGCATCCGTTCGAATTGATTGACGCATTCGAATTGACACGAACGCTGCGTGAGGTGGACGCGACACCTGTGGACGAAATGATAGTCTACGATCCGGATATGCTCAAGCTGTCCCTTGATTATTCCAAGAAGATCCGAATAGCCACACAGGAATGGTTACGGAATCCAGAAACCACCTGTGACGAAGCAGTTTCGCTATATCGAAACACGCTGCTCTTTGAGGCGCGGTATGTGTTTGACAGCTATTGCAGATACATCGAATGGGATAGACCTAAGGACCGCAAGTTCTACGAGCCGAGGCGCAAACAGCTTAAACCGATTGCGGACGAGATGCAGCGACTTGAGGACGGAGAATTGGATCTTCTCTGCGTAAGCTGCCCTCCCGGTGTTGGCAAGACTACTCTTGCAATATTCTACCTCACTTGGGTTGGTGGTCGCAATCCGGATCTGTCCATCCTCGGTGGTTCGCACAGCAACAGTTTCTTGCGTGGTGTGTATGACGAATTGATCCGCGTCATATCGGGGAACGGCGGCGAATATCTATATAGCGATGTGTTTCCGGAGGCACCGATAGCAAACACGAACGCGAGAGATATGCGAATTGACTTGTCAAAACCGAAACGGTTTGAAACGCTCCAGTTTTCAAGCATCGGAAGTGGCAACGCTGGCAAAGTCCGCGCATCCAGGCTATTATACTGCGATGACTTGGTGGATGGCATCGAAACGGCTATGTCCAAGGAACGATTGGAAAAACTGTGGCAGATGTATTACACCGATCTGCGACAAAGGAAAATCGGAAATGCAGCAGAGCTTCATATAGCGACCAGGTGGAGCATCGTCGATGTGATCGGAAACCTGGAAGCACGATACGGTGAGGATGACCGCGCAAAGTTTATCGTCATGCCGGCATTGGACGAGAATGACGAATCTGCATTTGACTATCCGTATCACCTCGGATTTACCACAGAGTTCTTCCATAAGCAGCGAGAGATCATGGACGAACCGTCCTGGAAAGCACTATATATGGGCGAACCGATTGAGAGAGATGGTGTGCTGTTCGCAACAGACGAGTTGCGTAGATATTTCGCCTTGCCAGATTCCGAACCGGACGCGATCATTGCGGTCTGCGATACAAAGGATGCGGGTCCGGACTACTACGCCATGCCGATTGCGTATCAGTACGGAACAGATTTTTACATCGATATGATTATTTGCGACAACGGCAAGCCGGAGGTCGTAGAGGAACGTATCATCCAAGAACTTGTCAAGCGGAAGGTGAAGTCTTGCAGATTCGAATCGAACCGAGGCGCATCCCGGAATGCTGCGGCGATTCAGAAAGAAGTGAAAAGGCGCGGTGGAATAACGAACATCACAACGAAATGGAATGAGGCGAACAAGGAAGCACGAATCATTCACGATTCACCGTTCATCAAATCGCGTTTTCTGTTCAAAGACGAATCGGTATATGATAAAGAATACCGTCTTGCTATG